TATTATATTTATTAATAACAAAATTTGTGCTTAACTCTATTGGTGCAGATATATTAAATATTTCTGCATACTGTCTAGCACTTTTATTCATAGTATTTTCTAATATTTCAACAATATTCTTTTCTAGACCTGTGGATTCTTTAAGATTTTTTCCAAAAACAAACTTTCTTTCTCCATAAATATGGTCTTTATCTCCAGAAAACCACGGTTTCCATGCATCAATTATATGATGAATTAATTTTTCATTATTTATTTTTTCTATATTATCAAGCAATTCATAAGGATCATCAATAGCATCCTCAAAATAAACTATCTTATCTTTTAGTTTTTTATATTTCATATATTTTTAATGAATCCAGTGCTGAGGCACCATATACTTAAAACCACTCTTTACTAAATGTGCTGTGTGATGATAAGGCGGTGATGGAGGAAATACAATAATACTTCCCGCTTCTGGTTTTACATAAAATGTATAATTGCCTTCATTTTTGGCAATTTCAAAATCTGGATCTGGACTCATGTTTTGCAAAACCCCATCTGGAGAAGCAATCGTAAAAGAAATTTCTCCGCCCTCATAATCATCATTTAAATACATGACAAAAGAAACTTTTAGCCTGTCATCTCCTTCTTGCTGATCAAAATGTGCACCCATAAAAGTTCCAGCACTATATTTTTTAATTGGATACATTGGAAATAGCTTTGGCTCATCTGTAATTCCTTGCGTCTTGGCATAATCTCTTGCTACATCATCAAAAGCTTTTTGCAATGTATTGTAAATATAAGTATTTTTTTCATCGGGTGTCTCTGATTGAGATATGCTTTTATCTGTGCCGTAAACATACTCTTGTCCACTGCAAGCCATCCATTCGCCCCAAGGATCTTTGTTGTCATTTTCAATTGCATCAACAAGTTTTTTAGGGTCTTCAATTACCTGTGTGTAGTAATAAACCTTTTCTTCTAACTTTTCAACATTCATTACTTTTCTCCTTTTTTAGTATTTATTGGTTTCATAAAAATTTTTTTCTTTAATAAAGCCAACAATGACATATCTTATTGGTCCTGCCTCAACCTTATTTACTCCGTGGTGAAACTGCTCAGTTCCTGGAAAAATAAGCAATGAACCCTTATTTGGTTTTATGTTTAAGTTAATATTTTCAAAAAATAACTCTCCACCTTTATAATCATCATTTAAATAAAGTATTGCAGCATAACGAATTGATGGATCTGTATGTTGGTCTACGTGAGCTTTTAGTTCAACCCCTTCCTGCATTCTTTGTAATGTTGAAAAGCCTGATAGCTCTAAAGTATCATTTTCTTTGGCAAGTATATCTAATATTCTTTTGTGAATTTTTTTTGATAAAGAATGATTTGTGATAATTAAATTTTTATCTTCCCATCCTTCAGTTATTTCAAATTTACCTTCTGCAACTAAGTTATCAACATCATCTCTTCCAAATTTTTCCATACAAAATCTTGCTAGGTTTCTTGTATACTCTATGTACCAATCTTCTTCTGCAGTATTATTTATAATTTGCAACAATTTTTCATTTTCTTCTTCAGAAATAAAATTATTTACTAAAAGAATATCTTTAGAAATTTCTTCAGTATTAAAGCCATAATCAGTTAATGGTTTTTCAAGAAAAGCTGCCATATTATCTTAACTCCTCTATTTTATATTTTTTACCATTACTATCTATTTTATATCCTTGTTTTAAAAGTTCTTGCCATTCTGCTCTTTCAGCTTCTTGCTTTGCTCTTGTTTCTTTCAGCTCTTTTGCCCAGGTATCTCTTATTTCTTGTGGGTATGCATCTTCTTCACGGTCATCCCAGAAAGAACCTATGGTATATCTTACTCCACTTTCTATTAATGATACTTCGTGCGTATTATTAAATCCCCCGTCAAAGACAGCAAGCATTCCAACTTCTGGCTTAATCTCTATGTTCTGATCTGAAAATTTTAGAATTCCTCCCTCAAAGTTTTCATTAAGATATAAAAATCCTGCGTACCTACTTCTGGTAAATGCTCCTGAATTTCCTTCGGCATCTGTATTATCTGAGTGTATTCTTGCGTATGCTCCTGGCTCCCACTTTTGTGTATGGTAGCTAATCTTAGAAATAGTCTTAGGGTCTAAATCATGAACTGAAGCAATTGCTTCTGGCATTATATTTTCAATATCAGAGAATATTGTTGGACTTAAATCTGCATCAATAACTTCTTTATCGTTGTCTTGTGGAAGAACAGAAGAATATGATTCATAAAAAGATATGGGCATCCAAGAAATCTTTTTATTTTCTGCTTGTGCATCCAGTACACTGATCATCTTGGTGCAATCGGCACTGCTAATAAAATTTTTATAAACAACAATATCTTTTGTTATTCTTTCTTTGTTTGTTAGGTTCATGGTTGTCTTTCTCCTGTGTGTTTTGTAATCTCCCAAAAAAATGGGCAGGTATATCTTAATCCACTCTTAATCTCTGTTACTCCATGTACATAGTTTTTATCCCCTGGGAAAAAATAAGCAGCACCCTTTTTTGGTTTAAATTGGACTCCTTGTAATGGGAAGTAAAGTTCTCCGCCTTCGTAGTCATCATTTAAATAGAATAAGCTTGAAAGGTCATAGTTTGGAAAATCATTTGGTAGTCCTGCGTCTGGTCCTTCATGTAACTCTTTGTCTGCATGTGGCTTTTGAAACTGTCCTGGAAGCCATTTAACAATTGTAGTTCCAGTAGGAATAACCTCTACTTTATAAAAGTTCTCAACAATTGGTTTTAGTCTCTGAAATAATCCTGCAATAACTGGAGCAATTGTTGGATCATTTTTATTTAACGTAGGTCTGGTTGCAACCCTGTCTTTCCAGTAGTCTGAATCGTAAACAACTGTACCATTTTCATTTACATGGCTTTCTGTTACATCCCAAATTGTTAGTGATTTTGCAGCCTTTTCTAAAAACTCTATTTCTTCTTGAGTCATAAAATTTTCTAACTCAACAATCATGTTTTTATCATTGCCAAACCATCCCGAAGGGGTCAAAGATGGTTTTCTAGTGACTACAGAAGCATTAATATTTTTCATAATTTTATTATACCACTCTGTTCTTTTTCCTGTAATCTGTAACAGAAAGCCTTAAAGCTTTTGTTTCATGTTTTCCAAGGCTTTCACCTTTTTCATTAACCGCATCTCTGTACCAGTCTGTCCATTGGCCAACTTTATTAATTTCTTGAGCTGCCTGACCATAATCTCTTTGTGCTTTTTCTCTTTTTCTTTCGGGATCTAAATAATCAAAAACATCAATAGAAGTATTGTCCATATCTGTTAAAGAAACTGGAATAATTGTTGCTATTGGCTCTCCAGATTTTATTGTTATTTCTTTGTTTGCTTTCCTAGCCTTAATTGCCAAAGGAAATGGTGTATCAAGCCAAGACGTGCTAATCAAAGAAGACATTGTTTCAAAATTATCACTAAAGTAGTTTACGGGATTTATTGTAAATAAACTAATTGTTTCTTGTGACCTAAAGACTAGTCCTGTGTTAAAGCTTATTGTTGATTGACCTCTTCCAGAGTAGGCAAGCTGTTCCCCTTTAGTAATTTTAACATTTTCTGAATTAGTATCATTAATTCCGTTCCAAATAAAAGAAATATCTTCTAAGAGAGAAAGGTTCCATCCAACCATATTTGCCTGAGTTACTGGGAAACACCTATATGCATGCTTTTCTGGAGTTTTATCCATCCAGTCTCTTTTTATGGACATTGGAGAAATTAATATCTTTGAATACTCTGATTGTTCAACTGAAAGCTTTATCATTATTCTTTTTCTGGTGCATACATCTCTGGAGTATGAAACTTTTTGTTATAGTCTAGCATTGTAACGATTGAATACTTAGTTCCAGAGTGTACTGGCATTGCTCTGTGTGGATACATAAAGTTTGATGGAAATATAAATAAATCTCCAGCTTCAGGCTTTAGGTTTAAATCTTGAAGTCTAAAGTATAACTCTCCACCATCATAGTCATCATTTACGTATGCAACTAAAGAAACTGTACAGTTGTATGAAAAACCATGATCGTGGTGCTCTTGAAAATGTTGTCCTGGACCATATTTAATAAAATTAAATGCTTCCCAATATTTTAACTCCATTATGTTGTGCTCTCCACGATAATCTTCTACAGCTGCAGACTGTGCATCGTAAATATCTTGCCAAAGTTCTTGTAAAGCTAAAGACTCTTTGCTTTTGTCTTGTTCTATGTCTGTTTTTTTATACTTAAAGTCTACACAGTCACGGTAGTCTGGCATTAGTTCCTTGTATCCAACGTAAGCAGGCATCCAGTGGTACCTATTTCCTTCAGGTGATAGTTCTCCATATCCAGCAACAGAACCTAAAACTTTTTCAAGCCTATTAATTACATCAATTTCTTTTTTTATTACATTTTTATACAAAAAAATACCATTGCCTAAGTCTTGTCTGTCTGTCCAAGTTTTCACTTTATCCCCTTTTTTGTTGTTTTAAACATTATACTGCTTTTTTTACTTCTAACTCTTGTAAAAATCTTTCTGAACTAAATCTCCAGTTATCTTTTGAAAAAGATTCTGAAATTTTAATGCATAGATTATCATAAATATTTTCTTCTAGCTTGTCTTTTATTTCATAAAGTGCTTTGGAAATATCAAAATAATTCTGTCTTACAAAGGAAGGATCTCCAGCTTGATTTCTTTTTAGTACTTTTTGGTGAACTTTTCCAGAAGGCTCATACAAAGAAACTGTTAAGTAATTTTTAGCAAATCCAAAATCCTGATACATATTGTAGCCTTCTATTGCATCTAGCATGTTGTCGTAAAAAAATATTGATCTTTCAGGAGTTTCTCCATCTCTGGAAACGGTTAGCATATACCCCTGCAAAGATGAACCCCTAGCCTTTTTAAGGTATTCCAAAACAATGCTTTCATGTTTTTCTTGTGGTTCATTCATTTAAAAAATACCTTTCTTTTTTTATTTGTATTCTCTTCTAGACCAAACTTTGTTTTTATATATTCCGCCATCTGGTTTACGATAAAAT